ATCGCTCAGCGGATAAACGAAGTGCGGTTTCGGGATGGGTTCTGAATTTTTTTAATGGGTTTACATACGTAAGTGTTTGGTTCTGTGGATGTTAGGAACGGTATAAAACAGGTGGTGACATGCTTCGACAGGGATTGGATTGGTTGCTGAAGGCATTGGGTGCTTTTTACGGATGGACGTGGTGCAGATACCGCCGAGAGTATAGTTGGCGATTGCTCTGGTGGCCCGCGAAAACGTCGCCAGATCCTCGTGGTCCTCAGCGGCGGGCCCGAGTGTCTATGCGATATTGGGCCGGCTTTGTCGGCAACCGCCGCGGCCGGCACTGGAAATCAAGGAGATACAAGACATGAACAAAGGCGATAGACCAGGGACGAAGGATGATGGCCGAAAACTTCTCGGCATCGAGTTACCATTCGGGTGGTGCCTGGTCAAAGGGCAGCGTCTTCGGGCGATGCAGAAGGAGCTCCATGAGATCAAGCAGACGGCCGGAATCCGGTTGCGGATGTGCGGCCAGCTTTTGAAATAAATACACGGAAAGGATTCACGATGAAGGGATATGTGCGATTGACGATTGAGGATCTCCAGGCGAGACTTACCCATACGGAGAAACAATTCAGCGAGATCAAACAAACTATAAGAGTGCTCTTGGAGCTCGAAGGCGTACCGATTGTGCCCCTGCCCTTAGAGATTCTGCCACCCCTACGAGATCACCAGATAGGAGAGTATCCACCACATCAACTTCCATTACAGCCATTCAGATCCGTGTCGCCATCGGGGACATTGGCAGATCATGGCATTAAACCTCCGAGAGGAGGATCAAGTCAATCCAATATTTGCAAGCCGCCGGGCCCGGTACCGGCGCCGGCGGAAGACAAAGGCGCCAGAAGTCCTTTGCCGCCGAGGGAGGGTAAACGATTTAAGGGCGTCAAGAAAATGGCCTCCGGCCGATACCAGGCTATATGTTGGGACTCGAAAGCTTGCAAAACGCTGCATCTCGGGACATTCACCGACGAGATCGAGGCGGCGCTCGCCGTGGCGGAACGATTGGGCGACAAGGTCGAGATCGAACGGTTCGAAGAGCTGGTCCGGCAGAAAGCCGATGAGATCGAACAGAAGGAGAATAATCCGGACCGGACGAAAGATAGAGCAACAGAAGACAGAAAACACAAGACAGAGGATAGAGAACGGAAGATGAAAGACGGGAAACGGGACATGCGCAAAGGCGTCGGGGCCTGCCGGCGGCATAACTACTCAAGGCCTCACAAGGGCGCGATGAAAAAGGATTTCAAATCTGCCACGGCGGACAAATCTCAGATCTCAGAAAGTGGGGATCCGCCGCAAAGCGAGCTGGTGAATATGGGCGGCCTACTGAAAGCGAATGTCACGGCCTGTGCCTGGCAATGCAGAAAATGCGGTCATCAACATCTGCAGGAGCTGATACCGGAAAATTGTGCCAATTGCAATAGCAATGAGGGTTTTCGGAAAATTGAGTAGCGGTGAAAACAAAGGACGATAGACAAGAGACGACGGATGATGATTGACCACGAAGAGCACAGCTTGCCCTGAGTTTGCCGAATGGGAAGGAACACGAAGATGAATAGAGACACGATGACAATGAAGATTGGTCTGAAATATCTGCGGGATCTGGATGGCAAGCCGATCGTCTCTGGTATTTATGGCAAGGAAGTGATTTTAGACTGTTATTACTGCGACGTCACTCTATTCAATCGCCGGGATATTCGCCGCTTTATGAATCAACTGGTCAAGCGGCTCAAGATGAAGAAAGGCCCGCTTCATTTTTGGGATGACGTCGGTGTTCCGAAGCGATATCGGCAAACGAAGTTGGCGACGACGGGCGCCTCCGCCGTTCAGTTCATACTCACGAGCAACATTACGATTCACTGCCTCGATAAACTTCACCGAGTCTACGTGAATATTTTTTCATGCAAAGATTTCAGTGAAGGCGAGGCTAAACAGTTCGTCCAGACCTTCTTCAATGCTTTCACGGTGAGAATACATGTATTGTATCGACAATGAGACTGTGAAGCGCACGAAGGAACACGAAGATGAATAATGAAGAATACACGCTTATACAGCATCAGTTGTTGCTTTTGGCGGGTGTCTGCCGCGAGATGAAATTGAAGGAGTTTTTGGACCGTATCTCTATTTCGGAAACCATTGCTCCAATTTTTGATCCGACATTGTACCTTTCTGGGATGGATAACCTCGAGCAGATCAAGAAATTGGCTCAATCTCTCTTGCCCTTCCAACAAGAGATTCGCCGGCAAATTAAAGAATCTCAAACCAAGCTCACCACGAAGGGTAATTCTGTGCCCTCTGTGACTAAAAAAGAACCGTGAAATCTGTGTCTAAAAAGAAATCAAAAATCAGAAATCGCAAATCGCAAATGAGCGAAGCGGCAGCGCAGCGCTTGGGCTTCGCCTGCAAGGACATCGCCGAGGCCGATGTGCAATCGGGGATCCGGCCGAACCTGGCGAGGTATCTTGAACGGCATCCGCGATTGCGGGCGGCGTTCGACCGCGGGCGGTTGCTGCGGTACCTGGTGGAATTGGCGCCGAAGGCAATGGTCTATGAGGCGGCCCGGCGGCTCAAGGATCTGGGGTTCAATCAATTCGAGACGCCCCAGAACTTACGGGGATTTCTCGACGGTGACAAAGAGGCGAATGAATTATGGGAAACGTCGCGGGTCAACGGCTGGATTGCTAATCGCGAGGCCCTGGTCAAGACGGCGGGCGAAGGCAACGTCAAGGCAATTCAATTGCTGGACAAATGGGCCGTGGACCGCCAGCGGGAGACGGGCGAGCCGGGCGTCAACTTCAACCGCGTCGGGGTCAATCAGATGGCGGAGCTCTTCGGCGTCACGCGCCAGACGATCCACGACTGGTATCGGGATCAGGGCCTGCCCCAGAATACCGACGGCACGTTCGATCTGGCGAGGGCAATTCCCTGGTATGAAGAATTCACGTTGAAGAAAGCCGTTCGCGGCAAGGACGCGGTTGGACCGTTGAATCCATTTCAGGATATCAAAGTCAAACACATGCAATTGAAATTCGAGCAGGAACAAGGTGAACTGTACGGGCGGGGCGAGGCCATCGGCTGGCAAGTCGCCATGATGCAGAATATAGTTAATGCCTTCAATGCGATCGCGGACCTGGCCAATCGCGTCTTTGGCCAATCGCGTGAAGAGATCGTCGCCCTCCTGGAGGATTTCCGCGATGAGATCATGGGCAAAATGAAGCACGTGCCGGCGGAATTGAAACTATCCGAGCCGGCCCTGATGAAACTAACGGAATTTTACGAAGTGATTAAGCCACAGAAGAACGCAAAGAAATTAACCACAGAGAGCACAGAGATCATAGAGAAAGGTTAGCCACGAATGAACACGAATGAGCACGAAAAAAAAGATATGATAAATGCAGCGAAAAAATCTTTCTCCAGATATGAGGAACTATTGAATGACGATGCTTGGGAAAAGCGGCATACTGCAAAATTGCAGTATGCCGCTCTCCTAATCGCTTACAGGAAAATATTTGGATGGAAGCGATTCTTCATGGTTCGCTGGTGGAGGCAACGCCACGTCGCCAAACAGATATTTCTGGATAAAACTGATCCTCAATTAACTAGGTATGATTGGAGTTCTCTTGATCCAAGGCGGGACACAGAGGACCCGGGAAAGGAGCAAAAAGAATGAATACTTGGCATTACGCATGGTTAGGGGCATTGACGGGTTTCGTCGTAGCGCTTTGTTTGACCCAGAAATGGCAACAGAATGCTATTGAGGTTTTGCAGAAGACGGTGACTCAATTGTCAATAGTAAATAGTAAATCACAAATCACAAATCGTTTAGCCACAGAGAACACAGAGATCACAGAGAAAGGAAATTGATTATGAGCACAGAAGAAAGCATCAAGACAGCAATAACCGGTTTAGGGTTATTAGCGGAAACAGAACTGGGTAAAGCACTGCGGAAAGTTTTGCCGCCGCGACTGACCCGGGTCATTATAGACATCCCGGTCGGTGAGGTCGCGAAGATTTACTACGCCTCCATTGATAGCGGACCGATTGTCGATTTGAAATGGGACCAGATCATTGAGCAGTTTGAAGTGGTATCGCCACAGAAGAACGCAAAGAAATTAACCACAGAGAACACAGAGGACACAGAGAAAATTAGCCACAAATGAACACGAATAGACACGAACAGAAACCAGTAAAACGAAAGGAAGAAAAATGATTGAAGTAGTCACCCATTTGAAATCGGCTTCGCCATACGGTCAGAGCAAAATGGTGCGGACGCCGAAAAAAGAGAAAGAAACCTCAAAAGATTACGAAGAGCGAACGTGGAGAGATCGCTGCCACTGCGACGAGAAAGGAGAGGTGTATATTCCGGCGATCAGCTTCAAAAAGTGCATCACCGAGGCCGCCCAATATCTGAGCTTACAGATTCCCGGCAAGGGCAAAGCGACCTACACGAAGCATTTTCGCAGCGGGCTTTTTGTGCCCAACCTCATGCCCCTGGGTGTCAGGAAAGACAAGATCGACGGATTTCTCAAGGATGTGCCCGCCGACGGCAAGCCGGGCGGCAGTAAGCGCGTCGATAAGATGTTCCCTTACGTGAACACCTGGGAAGGGGACGTGACGTGGTATATCCTCGACGAGACGATCACGAAAGATATCTTCGTCTATATCCTGAGCCAGTCGGGCAAGTTCATCGGCCTGGGCTATTGGCGGCCGGCCCGGGACGGTTACTGGGGACGATTCGATCTGTCGGAGGTCGTCTGGGACGGCAAGCGGCTCGATGTGAAAAAGATTTTGGAGAGCAAATATTGACGCGACAAGACCAGACCCGACAGGACCGGACGCGACCGGACAAGACAAGACACGACCGGACCAGACAAGACAAGCCTTTTTTGGGAAGGGCGAAACAAAATCGACGCGACTAGACCAGACGTGACAAGACCGGACACGACGAGACACGACCTGACAAGACAAGACAAGCCTTTTTTGGGAAGGGCGAAACGAAATCGACGCGACCGGACCCGACTCGACTCGACGAGACAGGATGTGACGGGACATGACATGACGGGACAAGACAAGATTTTTTTAAGCAAAGGAAGCCATCATGGAAATGACGACAAAACGCAAGGCGATCAATGAGCTTCACACCGATACGCGGATTCTCTTCAATGTGTTAGAGACGCGGCTCGTGGATCAGAAAGCCGAACGGATCGGCTATGATGAACTATCGAAGGCGATTGGACGGGACGTGCAGAAGCAGGCACGCGGCCTTCTCAAGACGGCCCGCAAGCACATCGAGGAACAATATCACATCCTGCTCGAACCTATCGTGGGCGAAGGTTTGAAGATTAGCAAGGACTATGCCGGTCTATTGGGCAAGAGCACGGCGCATATCCGCCGCCAGGCCAGAGGGACAGCCAAGCGCGTTCTCAACGGGATCAATGGCTCGGAGATCGACCCAGAGCAGAAGCTGGAAATCACGGCAAGACTAAGTATCCTGGGAGCAATTGAATTGTTTACCAAGCCGAAACTGCCAAAGAAACTTATGGCCTCAATCGAAAGGGAGCCAGCGAAGCAATTGCCAACGGCCGAGACGTTAAAACTCTTTCTCGAATAGTGGCGAAAATTCGTGTTGATTCGTGGTCAAGTAAAATCGAAAATCATAAATCAGAAACTTGTGGTGAGCGAAGTCGAACCATCGTCAATCGCCAAGGCGAAGCTTTGGCTTACTTCCGCCCCATGCCGATGAGCGAGGAGGCGCTGGAGATATTGTCCCCGAGGCGGAAACAGCACATGCTCGACTGGATGCAGGCGAATTACGTTCTGCCCGCGAAGTCCTCGCGGAAAAAGGGGCCGTGGAGTTTGGAGACGACGCCTTTCTGGAGGCCCGTGATCGAATGGCTGTGTGATTTAACGACGCGGGAAATTTGGGTCTATGCCTGCCGGCAGTCGGGCAAGTCAACGATACTGGGCGGGTGGCTTGGCTACGTTATCGACGTGGTCCCCGGTCCCATGAAGATCATCCTTCCCGACGAGAAGGTCGCCAAGAAACGAATCAAGCGATTCCGGCCCGCCTTCGAGAAATCGCCTCGCATCATGCACCACCTGGGTGGGGACATTCGTAACCTCCTGATCGGGGAGGTCACGGATATGGACAATATGCAGCTCGTCTTGGGCTGGCCGACCAGCCCCGTCACGCTCGAAGATGACGCGATCCAGTACCTGGCGGGCGATGAGGTCGCCCTGTGGACGGTGGAGATTGTGGACGGCGTCAGTACGATTGATACCTTGCGATACGGCACGCGGACTTATGAGGGTATCAGCAAGCGTTTTTTCATCACGCGCCCCGGCAACAAAGGCGACATCGCGGACAAAAACTTCGAGGAATGCCAGAAGTGGGCCATCCACGTCGTCTGCCCCGAATGCGGGCAATATCACGAGGCCATGTTCGAGAACGTTCACATCGATAAGGACAAAGACGATAAGTTTTTCGACCCTGCCTATTACCATTACCGGCCGGGAAAGGGCCGGCGGAAGGCCCGGTACGTCTGCCCGCATTGCAAGGCCGAATGGTCCGAGCTGGAGCGCAAGGCCGCCATCTCCGGCTGCCGGGCCTGCCCCCAGGGGTGCACCATCGGAAGGGATGGGGAGATCGTTGGCGAGTGGGAGGACGGCGACAAAAAAGCATTGTGTGTACCGGCCGTCCTGGTCGATCCATCGTTCACAACGGTCGATCAGTTGGCCGCCGAATTTGTCGCCGCCATCAAACGCCGCGAGGCGGGTGACATCGGGCCCTACCGCAGTTTCTGGAATAACCAGAACGCCCGGGCGTTCGAGCGGCGTGAGCGCGAGACGGGCCTGACGCAATTGCAATCGCATATAGGTGGCTATTCGATGGCTAAGAGGCTCGTGCCCCGCCGCGTCCAGATGATCTGTCACGGCATCGACGTTCAAACCGATTGCATCTGGGCCGTGACAAAGGGTTATGGCTTCCGAAACGAGCAATGGCTCTTATGGGCCGGGCGGCTGGAGACGGGTCACACGGGCCGGCCGGAGAATTGGGACCTGGTCGAATCGTTCGTCCGCAGCGAATGGGTCTCGGCGGAAGATGAAACGGTCCGGTACTACGCCAGCCGGGCCGCCGTCGATTGCCGATACCAGGTGGCCGAGCGTGATGAGGAATCGAGCGTGGTCTATGATTTCTGCCTGCGGTTCCCCGAGGGGGCCGTGGTGCCGGTCATGGGTTACGGCCGGGACCGGATGCACAACAGTTACTACAAGGCCCGGCCCGTCGCCGGCAAGGCCATGCGGCGATTCGATCTCTGCGTCGATACGGGCAAGGACCGGTTGTGGCAATGCCTGTACGACAAGGAGAAACCCCCGGGCCCCGGGTTCCTGCATCTGCCGAACGATCTGCCGGCCGATCTCGCCAGGCAGTTGGCCAGCGAGGCCCAACTTGTCAAGCGGACCCGCAGCGGCCGCGAGATCGTCACGTGGGTGCTCAAACCCGGATTCCGCGAAAACCATATCTGGGATGCGAGTGTCTATTGCGATCTCGCCGCCGAGTTGGCCGGCGTATTTCACCTTCAGGACGTGGACTATGTGAAGACCGTCTCCGGGCGGATGAAGAAACATAAGGATGGTTCTAAACAGGAAAGCAGTTACTGGGACGGAACGCCGAGCCTGTAGGATTTACTATTTACTATTTACAATTTATTATTTTCGATTGAAGAATGAGCGGTTTTTTTGATGATCTGCCGGATTTAGGGTTGCCGGATCAACCGATGAGACGACGGCGGCTTCCCCCTGGGAACGAAGACGGCGTCCCAGTCATCTATTACGTCAAAGTTCGTTGCCCAAATCCCGATTGCCGTTCCGAAGATTGCCCGGTCTATTCGAGCGAGGTACCGATCCGGTACCATAAATGCCGTGCGTGCGGGCTGAATTTTAAGAGCATCGAGCAAAAATAAATCTTCAACTCGTTACCAATCCCTGGTAACGACCCCATTTCAAACATTCCCCGCCCTGCCGATACTGTGCCTATACAGTATACCAGATATGGTGTATGGTTTGATTACGGAGCACAAGATGTGGCCACATTAGCGGAACAATTGACGAGTGTTCAGGCGGCGATTGCGGCGGTCGAAGCAGGGGCCCAGAGCTACGTCAATGACGAAGGGGCGACGATCACGTATCCGTCCCTCGACGTTCTCTACAAGCGGGAGGAGCGTCTGCTCGGCCGGACCGAGCGGGGAAATAGCGGATATATCAAGGTGGCGGAATTTTAATGAGCGGCGGTGAGCGCAATTCGTTCTGGGATCGGATGTCTAGGTCGATGGATGGACCGGTTAGTGTTCTTTCGCCGCGCTTGGCGAGGGCCCGGCAGGCCCATCGTTTTGCCTACGAGGTGCTCGATCGGAGCCGGTTGCGGAAGAAACGGATCTATGGTCCGAGAGCCGGCGACCGGGACCTCAGCGAGAGTACGTTGGATGAGTTGCGCCAGATCGCCCGGGATCTCTCCAATAATAACCCCTTAGTCAAGGGATTGTTTCGCAAATTAGCCACAAACATTGTCGGGACCTCCACGCGGATCCAGTCCCGTACCGAGGACAAAGGCTGGAATGAAGCGGCCGAGCAGGCGGTCAAGACCGAGATGGTAGAGCAGCCTTGCGACGTCACGGGCCGGTTCAATTTTCACGCCTATATTCACAAATGCGATTACCGGTTTATGCAGGATGGGGACATCTTCACCCTGCTGACCGATGAGGGTCCCCAGGCGTTCCAGGGTGAATGCTGTGGAACACCCTATGGCTCGAAAATCGAGATCGATCCGCAATTTTACGACGTGGTCAACGGTGTCGCCTTCAGTAAGCAGACCGGCCGCGTACTCGGCTATTATCTCGGCAAACCCAACAAGTGGGGCTACGTCCAGCCGACCGGTTATCAGAAATATCCCGCCGAGATCGTTCATCACATGTTTGATCCGGAGCGGTTTGATTGTTCGCGCGGCGAGCCGATGCTGACCAGCGCCGTCGTTTATATCGATCTGCTCTTCGGTTACGTGGACGCCGAGGTCGTGGCGGCCAAAGTCAACGCCTGTTTTCCCCTCAAAGTGAAAACGTACACGGGTGCAGGGTTGACCGGTTCGCTGGGCGGCATGAAAACAACGGAAGGTGACAATAAAGAAGATGGTTATGGCCGAAGGATGGTTCGCATGGAGCCGGGTCAGATATGGGAAGGGGACAGTGCCGGGGGTGAAGAGCTCGACGTTCTCGGCGCCGCCCGGCCGGCCCAGGCCTTCGATCCCTTCGTCATGCGGATGCTCATGTTCATCGGTTCGCCGCTGTGCCTGCCGTTGATGCTGACGACGGGGGACTTCAGTAACGCGACGTTTATGAACGGCCGGTTCGCCTATAACGAGGCCCGGGCCTTTTGGCGCGATCAGCAGGAGCTCGTGGTCCGGCCCCTGGTCCGGCGACTGTGGCTCTGGAAGATCCGCCAGCTCATCGACCGCAAAGTATTGACGGAGCGCAAGGACTGGACCGCCCACCAGGTCTATTTGAAACGATGGCCCTACGTGGATCCCTACCGCGAGGCCCAGGCCGACAAGATTGAGCTGCTCGACAACTTGACGACCACTCGCACGGACATCGCCGCCCGCCAGGGTCGAGACTGGTCAGAAGAAATCCTGGCCCAGAGGATCAAGGAAGAAAAAGAGATTGCCGAAAGCGGTGTAGTCCTGACTCCTCAGAAACAAGCACCGCAATCCAACGGGGAGGGAAAATAATGCCTTATCCCAATGAGCACGCCGCCCGTTTGAGAAACCCGGATGATTTTGACCCGAAGAGTTTCCGCCGGACCGACGGAGGAACGATTTACGGCAAGATCAAAGTGCCCAAGACAGTGGCGATCATCTGGGGCAAGCTCAAAGGCAAAGCCAAACCAAGTGATAACCCGATCCCTCAGGCATTAAGATTCGCCAAAGAAAGTTGGACCTCAGAGAAGGCCAGGAAGTGGCTCAAGGATAACGGGGTCAAGTATATCTCCTTCGAACCGGCCAGCAGCAACAGTCGCCAGGCGGCAGGGGATCCCTTCGTCTTCACGATGCCCGGTTTGGTGGAGTTCGCCGAGACATTACCCGACAAGCCGAAGAACAAAGTAAAACTGACACTCTATGACGGCTCGGTTGTAAATCACTGGTATTGGGGCAATCTGGCGTTCGATCAGAAAACGATGCGAATGGCCAAGAAACGAAACCCGATACTCTTTCAGCATGATGTCGAGCAGCGAATCGCCGTCAGTGACGTGGCCACCTTTGAACCGAAATTCGTCATGGAAGGTGATTTTCTAAAAAGTTCCTCACTCGCCCAGGGCGTCAAGGCGGAAATGGATGAAGGATTTCCTTTTGAAGCGAGTCTGCGTTTCGATCCGGTTAAAAGCATCATCGAACATATCAAGGAAGATGAGACGGCGGAGATTAATGGCCATAAGTTGAAAGGACCCGGTACGATCATACGTAACGCCCTAATATTGGAAGGCAGTATCTGTGTCTTTGGGGCGTTGAAGAATACTCAGTCCCAGGCATTTGGAACCATTTTACAAAAGGAGAATATCATGCCCGAAGAAATCACGAACATGACCTTGGCGGAGTTAACGGTGGAGAATTTTCCGACCGTCCTGCCCGAGATCTACAACCAGGTCCTGATCAAAGGCAAGGCCGAAGGTGAGCAGGCCGGCAAGCAGCGGTTCGCCGAGCTGCAGAAGGTTTGCGGCGACGATGCGGCGTTGATCGTCCAATGCCTCGCCGAAGGCAAGACCGCCGCCGATGCATCCTCGTTGAGGATGATCAAACTGCAGGCGGAGACGAAACGCCTCGCCGAAGAGAACGCGGCGCTCAAGGCGAAACGAATCGATCCCGCCGTGTCCGAGTTCAGCGACCAGGCCCCGGCCCCGGGAACATCCGGAAAGTTCGATGAGGCCAAGGCGACCGATGCGCAGCTCAAGGAGCACTTCGCCGCGACGCAGGACCTGCAGGACCGGTTCAGTTCCGCCGGAGCCTACGTGGCCTACGTCCGCCATCCGGCGAAATAGTAACGATGAGTTAATAATTCGTAGTTCGTAGCCAAATAACGAACCATGAAATCTGAACTGTGAACATTTTTGATTAAGGAGATCAATCATGGCATTAACAGCCAATACGCCGCTGACCTTTATCAGGGGCGAACAAAGCGAATATCCGCAGGCCGCGGCGGTCGTCTATGAGGGGGCGATTCTCGGTGACAATGGCTCAGGGTACGCCCGATGCCTGGTCGCCGGCGATCCCTTTGTCGGTCACTCGATGGAATATTACGACAACTCGGCCGGCTCGGCGGGCGACAACAAAATCAAGCGGATGCGAGGACGGTACCGGCTCGAAGTAACGATCACCAGCGTCGCGATCACGGACGTGGGCAAGGCCGTTTATGCGTCGGCGGATGATACGCTGACCCTGACTGCGGGGGCCAATAGCCGCGTGGGCGTCGTGGAGCGATACGTCACGACGAATACGGCCATCGTGGATTTCCAGACGCACGAGCAGTCGGACGCCAACATTGATACGTCGGTGAGTTTCATCTGGGTCAGCCCTGACGGCAACGATACCAGCGGCAACGGTTCCTTCTCGAAACCATTCGCTACAATCACTAAGGCATTGACCCTGGTCACTAGCGCCCGCAAGACGATCATGGCGATGCCGGGCACCTACACGGAAGCATTGTCGCTGACCTGGCCATCGATCACCGGCGTCAGCATTAACGGTGTGCTCGGACACGGCGACGGCGTCACGATTAAGGGAACCACGGGGCAGACCGATGTGATCTCGATTAATCCGACCGTTCAGACGGCGACCTTCGAGGCGACGATCAGCAATGTGACGGTCGATGCCCCGACGGGAGTTAAGGGCATTACCTTCAACAATACGAGCGTCGCGCAAAAGATCAATCTATATCTCAAAAACGTGCCCATTGAGATGCAGACGGAGACCGACAAGGCCCTCGACATCGTACACACCGATGCGGCCAATGCCATGCGTGTCTATGCGACCGGCCAGAAGAATATCGTCGAGGGGTTGCTCTACATCGAGCCGAAGAACACGGGCGACCGGTTCGACTTCACAAATTATCAGTTCGACGGTGGGATGCAGTTCGGCACAACCACCATCGCGTCCGTATCGACCTTCAAGGATTGTATCCTGAAGGATGCCGGCGGGTCCGGTGGCCAGGATACGCAAATCCTCGTTTCGATGGGCTGCTACAGTCTGACCGGAACAACGTATGCGGCGGCGGCGCTCAATGACTTCGCCGCCAATGCAGCGGAAGTGATTCTATAAACAAGTAAATACGCGGGTTCATCCGAGGGCCGGCCAGCCTGAGAATGACGCAAGGCAGATAAAAAGGTCGTGTGGGACCACACTCTCACACGGCCTTTTTGTTTGCGCCCATATCGCCACGGGGCGATGAAAAACTTTTTGTTAAGGAGAATTCAAAATGAGATACATCACAGCAGCAGGCGTTCGCGGCCAGTTCTTTCTGAGGATCGCCCAGGCCATGGCGGACTGGATCGATCTCTTGTCGATTCCTTTCGATTCGAACAATGCCATTGAGACCTACGCATGGCTTGGCACGCCGCCCGGGCTCTCGGAAGTCAAAGGCGAGAAGCGGGGCGAAGAGGCGGCCGAATACTTCTACCAGCTCCGCAACAAAGTATTTCAGGGTGGCCTGAATATCAAGCGGGAGGACATCGAACGGGACAAGACCGGCCAGGTCATGGCCCAGGTCGATGAGTTCGGCACGCGGTGCGTGAATCATTGGGCGGAACTGATGAGCACGCTGGCATTGGCCGGCACCGGCGCCACGCTCGGCAAGTGCTACGACGGCGCTAATTTCTTTTCCGCCGCCCACGGGGAGCGTAAGAGCGGGACGCAGAAAAACCTCCTCGCCTATGGGGACATTCCCGCGTTGAGCGTGGTGGCGGCCGCCACGCCAACGGCCACCGAATCAGTCAAGGCGATCCTGGGCGTCATCACGCACATGCTCGCCATCCTGGATGACCAGGCCAAACCGATGAATGAAGACGCGAAGAATTTTCTCGTCATGACGAGCCCCTCGCTCTGGATGTACCTGGTCCCGGCCATCGTCAATATGACGATCAATCAGGGAGACACCAATACGATCCAGTCGCTGAAACAGGATGGCTTCAACGTTCGCGTCGTGGCCAATCCCCGGCTGACCTATACGGTTGATTTCGACGTGTATCGAACCGATGCGCCGCTGAAGCCGTTCATCCGTCAGGAAGAAATCCCCCTGGCGGACAACGTGGACGTGTTCGGTCCCGAAAGCGAGCACTATCGCCTGAACGATCAGATGCTCGTCAAGGCCTATACGAGAAGGGCGGCCGGTTTCGGCCGGTGGCAGTATGCGGCTCATGCAACGTTGCATACGACGTAAAAAGCAGTGAGCGGTAATGGCGACGGCCTTTGAAACTAAATGGATGGCGGCGGGCCGGGCGGCGTTTTTGACGGTGTTCGGCCAGCCGGTGACGTTTCAGCCCGGCACGCTGGATCGGGCGATCACGGCGATTATCAAGTACGTCACCGATGACGCCACGGTCGATCCGGTTTTGCGCCATCGCAGCCCGCTGGTCCATATCAAGGTCGCCAACGATGCGACGCTCGGCATCGCCGCCTCGGAGTTCGCGGATAATCAGACGGTCAGCGTTCCACCGCGGTCCGGGGCGACCGCTCGCGTGATGCAGCTCGCTCGAATCGTCAAAGCCGACGGGATTTGGGTAACTTACGAATGTCATTGAGAAAAAGATTTACGATTTATGATTTTCGATTTTCGATTTATCTCTGTGTGCTCTGTGTCCTCTGTGGCTGAAAAACTCTGTGGCTTATGGCTTTGAGTGTTCAAATCAAGATTGACGAAGCGAGTCTCAAGGAGGCCGAGCGGATTCTCGGGGCGATCCCCGGAGGGCTCAATCGCGTTCTGGTCCGCAGTTTCAATCGCGGTATCGACCAGGCGTTCACGAAGTATAAGAATGCCATTAGCTCAGCGACCACGCTGCGTCCCACCATCGTCGGCAAGTCGATGAGTAAAAAGAAGGCGACGCGCGCCAATATCTCGGCCTCATTGTCGGCGGACCCGGTGCGGTTTCCTTTGGCCGTGTTCGAGGCCAAACAGACGAAGCAGACCAAAGCGGTCCGCAAAAAGATTGCCCGCGGCGTGGCCTCGCGGCTTGGATCGGGCCTGGGCGTTCGTTATCGCATCAGCCGGTACCAGCGGATGATCGAAGGGGCGTTTATCGCCACCGCGGTCGGCAAAAAAGGCGGGGCCCGAGGCGACTTGAGCACGAGTTCGGCCGAACGGCGGGCCGAATGGGAGGCGGAAGGATTGACGGCGGCCGAGATCAGAAAAAAGAGTCATAGGGGCGTTTTCAAAAGGCGAGGCGCCTCGCGGCTTCCGATTAGTGAAAAATACGGCCCGTCGATCTGGCGGGTCATCGTCAATGAGCCGGGGATCAAGGACGCCGTGCCGGCGGAGGTGAGCGTCGATCTCAATACGCTTATCAACGATCAGATCGGCGTCGAGTTGAGGAATTGGGAAAAGAGATCGGCTGTGCCATTCTGAGAAATTAATCTGTGAAATCTGTGGCTAAAAATGGAAACAGTACACGAACAGATCGCTCAATGGATCGCCGCCGCCCTGGACGGCAAGCAGGACGCGGATGCGACGCTGACGCTGAGGGCGGTTCGGCCGAAGGTTCTCGATTGGACCGTCGAAGATTTCAAGCACGGCGACGTCGTGATCGAGGCCGATGGCATCGAGACGGAAAGCCGCACGACGGTTTCGTCGCGGACGGAGAAAGCGACCTGGACATGTTATGGCATCATCCGGAAGCTGCCGGAGGGTATCGTGGCCGATACGGTTCTCTCTCGAATGATCGAGACGATTCGCCGGTTGCTTCTGGCGGGTAATTCGGCCGGGACGGCCTGCGGAGGCGTGGCCATCCGGATCGACTGCCCGAAAGCGGACTTTGAAATTATGTCAGGAGGCATGGTGGCGGAAGTGACTGTCGAGGTACTCTATAGAACGGCGCTGCTGAACGGCTATACGCAGGCATAACAATGAATTATGAACTCTGAACTTTGTTAGGAGCTAAATATGGCAACGAGTGGAATAACGGCAATTGGGACCACCGTAAAGTGGAATGGTACAGTGATTCCCGAACTCAAAGCACCCGCACCGGGCAGTCGGAAGGCCACGATCCATCCCGTGCTTACCTGTGATTCGACCAGCGGCTACGCCGACAAGATCGTAGGGGCCTTCGACGCGGGCCAGGTGACTTTGGCCTTCATTTACAATCCGGCCGCGGCCGCCGTCTATGCTCAACTTCAGACCGATTTCGACGCCCGGACAAAGGCGACTCTATTGGTGACTCATCCGACCGGCTCGAAGATGTCGGGACAGGCGGTCATAGCGGACCTGGGGGACCCGGGTTCCGGTGAAGCGGACGGGGTGGAGGAGTTCACGGTCACGTTCGAGCGATGCGGCGCCCATGCGCATACGGGAGTGTAAAAAGGAAAGATTAGCCACGAATGAACACGAAAATTACACGAATTATTCGTGATAATCAGTGAAAATTCACGGCAAAAATGAAAGGAAGACAATGTCACTGAAGGAAGACAAACAGGCAATTCTCGACGAATGGGACAAGATTCCGCAGGAAGATTACGAGATCGGCGGTCGAAAAATCGTGATTCGCGGCCTGACGGCTTACGATCTCGAAATGTACCGCAAATGGAAGAACGGCAGCGATGAGTTGAGGAGCTGCTCGGCCGGCTCGAAGCTGGTCCAGTTATCGCTCTACACAAAGGACGGCAATAGGTTGTTCGAGGACGCCGAGGTCAACGAGATCAACGGCAAGTTCGGCACGAAAATAGATGAGCTCGTGGACGTCATTCTGAGAGTCAACGGTTTCAACGCCGTCGGTGCGGACGCCATACTAAAAAACTTATTGAAGATCCTTGGCGTCGCTGGCTTGCGAGAACTGCAAGAGAGTATAAGTGTTCTGTTAGCGAGTTTTGCAAGCGCCACACTGCCTATGAGCTGATCGAACAGTACATTATCGAGCAGTATTGGCCCGTAGGGGAGCCGGCGGCCAATAGCAGGGCGTTGATCTCGGGCAGTTTCGGCTACAAGGATGAAAAGACGGCGAAGAAAATCATGAAGATGCTCGACGGCACGTATCGTCCGAAAGAGCAAAAAACAGAAGTTGACCGGCAAGGGCTGGATGTAATTTTCAAGAATTTTTTTAATCAAACATAAGGAGATTAACCATGTCTGTAGGATCTACACGATTGGGCGGTCAGGCCGGGGTTGTGATTGATTTGAAGGCCTTTCTGGCGGGCGACCTGAGCGAGTTCCAGGTACCCGTCGCCGTGGGCAACGTCGACTGGGCTTATGGTACCGGCGCCGGGGCCATCAATGTCATATATGCCGATACGATCACCCTGGCCGACGCCGCCAATACGACCCTGGATCTATACGCATCAGGGACGCTGCTGGATATCTTCAACCGGGCCCTGACGATGGCGGCCCTGAAATTCCTCTATATCAAGAACAAATCCGCCGACGCGACCCTGAAGGTTTTTGGAGGGGCCTCTCTGGATATAGGGATATTAGCGGCCACGAATGACATTCTCACAATCAAACCAGGCGGAAGCTTTCTCTGGGCCGATCCATCGGCGGCGGGCCTGGTCATTACGACGAACAAAAATCTCAAGGTCGAGCACGACGGGACAGGCAGCTCCACGATGGACGTGGACGTCATCGCAATGGGACTCGATTAAACAGTTCTGGGTTCATGGAAATTAGTTCGTTGTTCGTAGTCGATGAACCATGAACTATCGACTATTGACCATTTATGAACTACCGGCTATTGACTATTTTGCTGTTTTGCAGTCTGGTGGTCTTTGTCTTCGCCTTTGGCGGGTCCGTATCGCCGTTTGTGACGATTTTCATGCGAACGGTCTTAAATGACGCCGATGCTCCGGCGGCCCGCACGACGTTGGGCGTGGGTACGGGTGATTCGCCGACGTTTGTGAATCTTTTACTGACCGGTTATGGGCAACTTCCTGAAATCTCAACCCCGCCCACACCGGATCCGAACATCCTTCGATTCTACGCCAAAGACGATGGGGCGGGAACTTCTCGGTTCTATATCCTCGACGGAGACGGATTGGAAACCGACCTGACGGGTGGCGGCGGTGGAGCAACAACTCTCGATGCGTTGCTGGACGTGGTCTTGGGAGGCGCACCTTATACCGACGGCAAGGTTCTCAGGGCCAACGGTGACGATTACGTCGATGCGGTTCTGGCGCATAGTGACCTCTCAGGGATAGGAACGAACACACATTCAGTCATCGACTCCCATTTGGCCTCTACCGCGAATCCGCACAGTGTTACGGCGGCGCAGGCGGCAGCGGTCGCTACAACCGGCAATGAAACTATTGCGGGAATCAAGACGTTCACTTCATTTCCCATCCTGCCTTCATCTTCGCCGACGACGGGCTACCAGGCCGTCCACAAGGCTTATGTCGATGCGTTTGTCCAAAGTCTGGAAGTCAAACTGGCCTGTAAGATAGCCACCACGGCGGCGGGGACATTAGCGACCAGTTTTGAGAACGGCGATACGATTGACGGCGTTGAACTGGCGACGGGCAATAGAATCCTCATCAAAGACCAGGCCGACGCTACGGCCAATGGTATCTATACCGTGAACGCCTCGGGCTCGCCGACGCGGGCGACGGATTACGATGTCTCCTCGGAAGTCCAGGAAGGTACTTATACCTTCATCACGGAAGGGACGGCGAACAACGGTTATCAGTTTGTCCAAATCACTATCGACCCCGTTCTTAATACGAATGATCTCGTTTTTACATATCTGAATAAACCCGGCTCGAATACGGCGTCTTTAGGTGTGGAGCTTGTCGGCAACGACTTGAGAATCGACTTTCTGGCGACCGGCGGCATGGGACTGACCGGCAATGAGCTCAAAGTGAATGTGGACGGTTCGTCTATCGAGATTGCCGCCAATGCTCTTCAAGTCAAGGCGGTAGGTGTAACGAACGCCATGCTGGCAGGCTCAATCGCCGACAGCAAATTGGCCACGATTTCGACGGCCAGTAAAGTTGATTGGGTAGCTGTGAACAAAACGGGTTCGGCATTAAATGATCTTGCGGATGTCAACGCACCAAATCCTGGTGATCAACAAGTATTCACATACGATGGCGCGACTAACAAATGGGTCCCCCGAACAATCAGCGGCGGCGGAGGTGCGATCAGTGCCGCCGTCAGCGATGTCGATGTCTATAGTTCCGGCACGGTTGGTGCGAAGTGGACGAATATGCCCAACGCTACGACGGAACTCTTCGGTGATACTTATTCCAGGGTCAAGTCGGATTTGACCTATGCCACATATTACCGGATCGTCGTCAATCAAACAGTCGCTGGTTACAGCACGGCAGACCTCAATCTCCAATACTCGACGGACAACGTGACCTATCAGGCGGCGGGCACGGCGGCTGGCGAATGCGCCGTCGGGGCGGGTATAGGCGTCAAGGTTGGGGCATGGGCAACTCTGGTTGCCGGCGCCCAGGGCGACGTGTGGCTGCGAATTGTCGGCAAGCAGGGCAATGGCGCCGTCGATCCCGTATTTCGTCAGGTGCGAATCCAGTTCAAGATGATGGCGGCCAGTGGAACATTGCATGACGCCGTCACGGTTGTGGACAGCCAGTCAATCAATCTCACACTTTCCACGCAACAGGTCACGGCGGATGTTAATGACAAAGATTATGGCGACGTGGTGGTTTCTTCGACGGGCTCTTCCTGGGCGGTCAAAGATGATTCCCATGCGCATACGACCACGACGATCAGCGGTTTGGATATAAGTGATGATACGAACTTCGGTACGGCAATGGCGGCCATAGACCTACTCATCGCGTCCGGGGATGGTGTGGACGCCAATACAGCCACACCCGCTAACGGGGACACGAAGCACCTGGCTACCGGCGACCAGATTTACGATTGGGTCATGGGTTTGGGATTTTTGACGGCAGTACCCGATTCCTACATTCTCAATACCGGAGATATCGGCACGGGCGTCTATGACTTCGGCGGGGCGACCACGTTCGAGATACCCAATACGGCGGGCAACGTGACTTTGGGCGTCGTGGGTCAGATCGCCCTCGATAGCACGAACAAACAACTGGTGGTCTATGACGGGGTGGAAAAGTCCATTCCTTTGAATCATTCGGCACAACTTCACGGCGATTTGGCGGGAATGTGGGATATCGTCCCCACATGGCAACTTATCGACATGGACCGCGGGGCCTCAGTTTTCCCCAACGGGATTGTCATCACGTCCTGGTACGTCGATTGTTCCGTGGCCGACCCCACGACGGAGCTCAATGCGAATCTCTATTACTGCGACGCTTTGGCGAACGGCGCGTTTCCCGGTGCGAATCCCGTGTTGGTCGATGTTCTGGATACGACGACGGGCAATTCATCCTGCGTAGATATGTCCGGCTCGGATTTGGGCAGCGGTGTGATTCCGACGGCGAAGATTCTGTACGTTCTGATGGACGCCGACCCCACGGACGCCAATACGGCGTGGTCGATTATAGTCAACTTCTACATCCCGGAGGGTTAAGATGATGTGGCTATATGACATTCGAGAATTGAGATTGTTTCTACTGTTGATCACCTATTTATATGTGACTATACCGAGTGGACAGATTGATTGGTTATGGGAGATTCTGAGATGAAGTTTAGAGTATTTTTGATTTTTGTGTTCTGTCTTCTCTGTTCTATTGTTCAAGCGGACGGGCAATATGAGAACGACTTTTCTTCTGATGCTAACTGTGTGGCCCTCTGGCGGTTCGAGAATGGAGCGTTGACTACTGATTCTAAAGGAACTAATACTCTGACCAGCGTTGGGACGCCTTATGCTACGATAATCACGTACCAGGAGGGACATGCCAGTGTCCAACTAAAAGCGGCCGAGGGCGATTATTTTTCTATAACAAACGCCAATCTCAATGCTGGCTTTCCAGGTAAAAATGGTGACGTGAATAAAAAATTCACTGTAACGTGCTGGATAGCCCTGGAGAGTCTGCCGGGGACTGGGGACCCGGATTATGGGTATCGCTTCATAGCGAATATCGGTGAGACGGGCAAATTTTCCTGGTGTATTACTACAAACGAGAATGCTGGTTCTCACTATCCGAGCCTCCGATTGGGATATGACAATGGTAATAGTTGGGAAGATATTCTGGCTACTGGGCCGGTCTTACAGATTTTGCACTGGTATCATATTGGAATTACCTTTCAGGACTTGGATAAGGCTTACAAAATCCGCGTTTGGGATGGTTCAAACGTCACTGAAACTACAGGCAACAGCACAAACAATATCAATATTGAAAACAGTTCTTTCGTTATTGGTCGCGTACCGGAAGGGCCATATGGGAGGTGGGATGGCATGATAGATGAGTTGGTAATTTTTAACGACATCCTCACGAGTGACGAAATTGATTATATTCGGCAAGGAACCTATCCAACGGGTTCTCCACCCGTCTCAGGCGGTGGCGCGACCGTCTATATGGGAAACTTCTGATGAAACAAAAAATCTTTAGCCACGAATTAACACGAATTATTGCGAAGATTTTTCTCTGTGTAATCTGTGGAATCTGTGGCTCGATACAAGCGGCCTCGGAGATCAACGCCTTTGCGCCGGGCGTTACGACGGCCTACGCGGTGGTCAGGCAGGCCGACGGCGGCGTTTGGTATCCAACGGGCCAGGTCTTCGAGACCTGGGGAACATCGGGCCGCACGGCGGCGGATTACGATATTGCCCTCACCGATAAGGGCGGCGATATGTTCGTGGGATCGTTTGATACGAACATCGCGGCGCAGTACTGTCACATCGTTACTCACTATCAGGCGGGCGGCTCGCCTGCCGATAGCGACCCCGTCGTCTGGCAGGAATACGGCTACTGGAACGGTGCCACGTGGCAATCGGGTATCCCGGTGAGTGTTCCTACGAAAGAAGAGATTCGGGCCGAGATTGACGCCAACTCGACGCAATTAGCGACTATCGTCGCCGATACGAATGAGTTGCAAACCGACTGGACCAACGGCGGACGGCTCGATTTGCTCATCAACGCCATACTCGAAGATACCGGGACCACGCTGCCGAATCAGATCACGGCTTTGGTTATACCTGACCCGGCCGGGACCGCGGCGGCGCTGCACATCATTACGGATGCCCTGATCAACGGAGAGAACGATCTATCCTCCGCCGAGGTCGAAGCGGCGATGACGGCGGCGCTCATTGATTACGATCCTCCGACGAAGGACGAGATGGATGTCGCCATCGCGTCCGTCTCGGTCACGGTCGATAATGCGGCCATTGCCGACGCGGTTCACGACGAAGTAGTGGAAGGCACGGTCACGCTCCGCCAGGCGTTGCGGCTGTTCCTGTCCGTGATGACGGGCAAGAGCTCGGGCGGCGGCACGACAAGCATCACGTTCCGGGACATTGGCGATACGAAGAATAGGCTGAACGTCACAGTCGATAGCAAGGGCAACCGGACCGCGGTCAATACGAGGGACGGAAACTGAAAGAATATAGCCACGAAGTAACACGAAAACCACACGAAATTATTTGTGAAGATTAGTGAAAATTCGTGGCTAACTTATCTCTGTGGAATCTGTGAAATCTGTGTCTAATGGCCAATGAATTTGACAACATCGCTTTTCCGCAGGGCTTCTGGCCGGAAGGGTTCTGGCCTCAGCAGTTCTGGCCGGCGCCGCTGGGCCGGATCGCCGACTGGATTGCCGCGGCGCTCGATGGTCAGGAGGATCCCGAGGAGACATTGACGTTGCGGATCGTCCGGCCCGGCATCAACGATCACGGCGATTCTCACTTTCTTCACGCCGACGTTTTTCTGTGCGGCATCGAGGAGCGGGTCAAGACCGAGACGACGGGGCCGTACCGGTTTGCCACGGCGATCTTCAAACTGTACGGCGTCATCCGCAGTCTGCCCGAGCTGACGGCCGTCGATACGATGCTCAGCCGGATCGCCGAGACGATCCGGCGATTGATACTGGCCGGCAATTCCGGCGGCCGGGCCTGTGACGGCCTGGCATTGAATATTGATTGCCCCACGGTCGATTTTTTGCCGGGAAAAGGCTTCGAGGCGGCGGAAGTAATTGTCAAGGTGAAATATTGTTTATGAACGGAAATTCTTAACCACGAAGAGCACGAAGAAACACGAAGCAGTGGAATCTGTGAAATCTGTGTCTAATGGCTGATTTAACCCGCAGACTCATTATAGAGTTCCTCGCCCGTAACAAGGCGGCCGGTGAGCTCGCGGCGTTTACGCACGGCATCGATGGCCTGTATCGCGGCGTTCGGCGTATGGCCAGCGGTTTGCTCGCTATGGCCGGCATCGGCGGTTTCGGCTACATGATCAAGCAGCAGATGGAGGCGGTCCACACCACGACCAACCTCGCCGCCCGGCTCGGCATGACGACCGAAGCCCTGGTCGGTTTACAGCACGCGGCGAAATTAACCGATGTCGAGCAGGAACAATTGACTCGTTCGCTCGACTTTTTCAACCGCACCCTGGGCGACGCCCAGATGGGCTCGGCCTCGGCGGCGAAGGCATTCACCGCGATCGGCATATCCTTTAAGGATCTGGCCGGTCTCAATCCCGAACAGAAGATCGGCATGGTCGCCGACCAGATCAATAAGCTGGGCACTCAATCTCAAAAGGCGGCGACGGTTCAGGATATATTCGGCCGGGGCAGCCAGGCATTGTTAGGTCTGCTCTCGGAAGGCAGTAAAGGCATCGCCGCCTACCGTCTCGAAACGGAAAAGCTCGGGCTTTCCTTTAGCCAGGTGGACGCGGCGAAAGTAGAGATGGCCATTGAGAGTCTCACTCGAATGCGCGCCGTCTTCACGGGATTATTCCGCCGGACGGCGATTGAGTTGGCGCCCTATATCGAGGCCGCGGCGAATGCTTTTATCGATTGGGCGACGGCCGGCGAAGGCGTCGGTCATAACGTCACGTCCGCCTTCGAGATGATGACCAAGGGAGCGGTCCGGTTCGGCGCCGAGCTTCAGGGGATTGGAAATCACTGGCTGGAGATGAAGGCCGACGTCGCCGATGTTGTGGCCCTGTGGGAAAAAGCGACACCAGCGGGAATGCTGAACGCCTTTATTCGCGAGAAACGGGGCATTATCTCGCCGGCGGATTTGGCTTTGCAGTACCGCGATCAAAAGACGAACACCGAAGGTCAGATCAACGCCGTCGAGCAGTTCTACGCCAATCTGCGAAAAGAGGCCGAGCAGCGGGCCTCGGCGGCCACAAATGCGAGACGTTATGTTTCTGTGAATGATATTCCCTGGGCCGGCGCTGGACCGGACGTGAAAGAAACCAAGAAATCCACGATGGATGTCGCCGCGGCGTATTCGCGGATGTATAAAGACATAGACTCCAAATCCGCCGCGAGTTTCCAGGCCCGAGAGCAGCTTATCCAGAACGAATACACCGAATACGATAAAGTCATCAAAGATAAATATGCCCTGGATATGTGGTACCTCGATCAGCAGAAGAAACTGGCCATCGAGCGGGGGGCTGTCCTGGGCGGTCCTCTCGAAGGCATTGCGGCGGCGATTGCCGAGATGAAACAGGAGTTGCCAAGCGTTGGCAAACTCTTTTATGACATGACTAAGAAGGGCGTCGATGGTCTGGTCAACTCTCTCTCGGATGCCGTCTTCGAGGCGAAGAATTTTGGAGATGCAATGGAGGAAGTCGGCCGTTCGATGGCCAAGATGGCGTTTGAGTGGGCTGCCCGGCAGGCGATTGTGAACAGCCTCTCCGGCGTCGGCGGGATGTTGGGCCTTGCGCCGGTAGCTCACGCCGGCGGCACGGTGGGAGCGACGCGGTTCCCGACGCGAATGGTGGACCCGGGCGTCTTTGCCCATGCGCCGCGGCTGCATAGCGGTCTGGCGTCCGATGAGTTCCCGGCGATCCTGCAACGAGGTGAAGAGGTCCGCAGCCGAGCGCAAGTCGCCTACAGCGGCGGCGGGTCGAGCAGCCAGCGGCTCGAAGCGCTGATGGGGCAAGTCGTCTCGCTTCTCAGCCAGCGGCAGACGATCAATCTCAGTGCTAAAGTGGTCGATTCGCGGGACGTCATGACGGCCGAGCAGATGGAAGGGCGCCGAGGCGAGCAGTTCGTCATGCGCCACGTGGGAAGAAACAGTTGAAGAGATAAACCACGAATGAACACGTAAACTATACGAAATTATTCATGCTCGTTAAATGTTTGGCCACAGATTTCACAGATGACACAGAAAAGAAATATAGACTTCTTTATCAAAACAGTGAAATCTGAGAAATCTGTGTCAAGAAATTGACCACGAATGAACACGAAAATAACACGAATTGTTCGTGTTAATTAAATATTTGGCCACAGATTGCACAGATGACACAGAGAAAAATATAGACTTTTTTATCGAAACAGTGGAATCTGAGAAATCTGTGGCTAAAAATATGAGGGACAATAATGGGCTTTTCAGTTGATCTTCGCAATGCGTTGCTCGATCATTATTTCGGCAAATCCGTTCTGACCCCGCCGGAGAATTATTTCCTTGCCCTGGTCACAGCGGGCGGCAATGAGCCATCGAGCGGCGGTTACGCCCGCGTCTCGACGGCCCCGGCGGATTGGAACGCGGCCTCCGACGGTGTGATCACCAATCTTTCCGCAATCACCTTCCCGACGCCGACCGGGAATTGGGGGAGTATCACCAAGGCCAAACTCTTCGAGGTCGCCGAGAACGGTACCGAAAAGGCCGTGGGCGATCTGCCCTACGCCCGCGATGTCACCTCCATCACCCCGGCGCCCGTATTCGCCCCCGGCAGCCTGCGGATGGTCCTCACATAGAAAGGAGCAGATATGTCACTGCTTTATTTTGAATCATTTGATGCACAATACGAGCTTGGAACTCTCTATCGCTGGACTTACAATAGCAATTTTTTTATCGTGCCAAGTGGTCGGCGGGGAAGCAATTGTCTTTCGGTGAATAACTGTTACCAGTATGTTCACTACAATATCGGAACTAATGAATCAGCACTCGTCATTGGTTTTGCCGTCTATCCCACATCAGGGACGGCGGGAACCACTTTTTTGCGTATTTACAATACTGCTATCGAATTACAGTTCGTCGTCGATTGCACCGCCGCCGGCCGCGTCCGCGTCAAAACGGCCGCCGACGGCAGTGTCCTGGCCCAGAGCGCCGATGGCGCCATCACATTCAACATCTATCAATATTTCGAGATCAAGTTTACTTGCGACGGCACGGATACGGTGCAGGTCCGCGTTGATGGAGTCGATGTGATCGCCTCGACCAGCGGTTTGAACCTTCGGCAATCCGGAAGTGGAGGGGCTGGTGGGATTCAGTTCACTTCTTTGACGCTCGGGACGACGCATTTTGATGATCTATATATATTAAACCAATCCGGCGCCCAATATAACAACTTTTTGGGAGACGTGAAGGTCGATGCGTTCTTGCCGACCGGAGACGGCAACTATCAGCAGTTCACTTCGACTCGTTCCACCCAGTATGATGCGATCAATGATAACGGCAACACCGCAATAACTTATTACATCGAGGAAGATACGGTTGGACAGAAGGACAGCTTCACGATCACACCCACGGGTGATCTGCCGACGATCCATGCGATCAGTATTCGCAGTATAAGCCGCAATTCCGATACAGGCATCGCCGAAGGGACGCCGTTTATCCGCGTGGGCGGCGTGGATTATGACCAGACGCCATTCGAGCGGGGAGATACGTTGGAATATGACGATGCGATCTTGACCGCCCGACCCGATACGGCCGGGGTATGGACGAAAGCGGCCCTGGAGGCGATGGAGTTCGGCTTCGAGTTCTCGGCGGCAAGTTAAGCCACAGAGTCATATTACAGCCACAGAGGACACAGAGAACACAGAGAAATTTGAAATTAAAAATCATAAATCATAAATTGTTTAGCCACGAATGAACACGAATCGACAGGAAGAAAATGTCAATAGTCAATAGTCAATAGTCAATGTCAAATGGCAGCGAAACTACGGATCCATCTCGGTGCGGTGCAGTCCCTGGATTATGGGGTGCCGAAGCTGCGCATCTATCTCGGCGCCGTCCAGATTTTGTGGAAGGATGAAATATACTGGGGTTGCGACTTTACAACGGTTAGCACCTTCGAGGCGGACCTGACCGTCGGGTCTCCGGCCTATCCGCCCGTTGTGGGTCGATGGACCTGGCCGGTGACGGAACGGCTGAGTTTCAATACCGAGATTCTGCCATCGCACAACCGGACCGAGCAGCGAATCCCCAAGCGCCGGGGCGTTCCAGAGCATACGCTCAGCACTCGGCTCTTTTTAGAGGGAGACACCGAAGGGGCCAGTTTCGACGCCATTCTTCATACCTGGCTCAAAGAGATCTGGCGGATACCCATCTGGTCCGACCGCGAGCCCCACGATGGCATCCTGGCCGGCGGCACGACAATAATCCCGGTCGATACGAGATATTCGGACTTCAGCACGAACTTTCCTCGCCGCAATTGCCTGATCTTCCAGGATGTCGATACCTATGAGTTCGCTCTTATCGACGCCAAGACCGATGCGTCTTTGACGCTTCAATCGGGCCTGTCGAACAATTATTCGGGCCGAAAATTCATCGTCCCCGTTCGGATTGGCCGGGCCATCGAAGCGGGCAAATTAGAGCGGTATCACGGCGGCGGCTTGATCGCTATGACCTGGCGGGTCGAAGATATCGAGGCATTGACGGGCTTCTCGGCTGTGATGACCTACGACGGCTATACGGTCCTGACCGAGCCGGCCGTGTTGCCGGGAGACGCGGGACAATTTTCACACGATCCCGATATCGCGATCTTGGACGCCGGCACAGGCCCCTTCGAGATCGTTTCTAACAGCGACTTCAACGAAGTGACTCAATCTCATGGCTGGCGGCCGAAAACGAAAGCCGCCTGCTGGTGGCTGAGGCAATGGTTTCACAATATCAAGGGGCGGCAGGAGGCGTTCTTAGTCCCAACGTTTAAGTACGATATTGAGTTGACCAGGCCGCTTGCGGCCAATGCGACAACGCTCTACGTCGTCAACGCCAATCACGTTCAGATGGGTATCAATGATATGCGGACCTATGTGGCCTTCCGGCCGGCGGGCAGTCCGATCATCGTCCGCAAGGTAATGAGTATCTCGCTGATCAGCGCCGCCGAAGAGCAGATCACAATCAATGCCAGCCCCGAACAGGCATTCGACACAGGCGATAAATTATGCTGGGTGGATCGTTGCCGCCTGGCGAGCGATGAGATCGAGCTGATTTGGCACGGTGTGGGCAAGTGTGAAGTGGAAACGCCGTTGGTCAGGGTGATAAATTGAAAAAGATTTATGATGGTTCGACTACGCTCACCACAAGTTTACGATTTACGATTTGCGATTGTTTTATTTTTCGTGTGAATTCGTGTTCATTCGTGGCTAAATATTTATGAGTTTTGCTGAATCAGAAGCATCGTTGACCGGCGGCGAGCCGTATGAGCTGCACGAGTTCCGGCTCGGTGCAACATCGACGTATTGGACCTACGCCGACGCCCCGGCCGACATCGATTATGGCGGCAAGACCTTTACGAAAGCCTATTGCAGCGGCAGCCGGATCGAGACCGGCGTCAACGCCATCAAGAGCCGGACCATCGTCAAGTGTGACTGGTCCAATCCCTTCGCTTGGCAATATACCGTCTGCGCCCCCGAGGATATTATCCACTACACGCGATATAAAGGTCACGGCACCGACATCCAGGCGATCTTTCGGGGCGACGTGCTCGATGTCGTGTTTCGGCAGGAAGACAGAAAAGGCAAGCGGTGGGCGGAGATCGTCATCGACCCCTCGACGGCGGCGATGCAGCGGATGGGCCTGGTTCAGCATTACAGCCGCCAATGCCAGGCGGAACTCTACAGCGATCTGTGCGGCGTGGGCCGCGACGATGAGGGTATTAAGGTCAGCGGGACCCTGGATAGCGTCGCCGGCAATGTGCTCACTTCGACCACGTTCGGGACGGATATAGACGACGGCTGGTGGGTCGGCGGTGATATCGTGGTCAATAGTCGCCGGCGGAAGATCATCGCCCACGTGGGCAATGACGTCACGATCTCGCCGAGCATCCCCGGCGTGGCGGCAACCCAAGCGTTCGACGTGTATCCCGGCTGCAATCACCTGCCAGCCACGTGCGATACGAAGTACGGCAATCTCGATAATTACCCAGGCCAGCCGAATATCCCGGACGAAAACCCGACCAGCCCGTATGGAGTATTGTGATGGATCCGATTACCGCCTGGATCATCAATTTACTTATAACGATGGCGATTGCGACAGGCATCGCCTATCTGTCTTACCGAAAACCGAAGGGTCCCAAACCAGCCGGCAAAGACGCCTTCAAACTGCCGACGGCCGAAGAGGGCAGGGCGTTGCCTATCCTGTCCGGCAAACGGCGCATCCTTAGCCCCAACTCGATCAGCCCGCTCTTGGAATTCAGGGTTGATAAAAAAGGCGATACAGGTGCTTTCTATTATTACATCGGCCTCCACATGGCCTGGTGCATCGCAGCCGACGACTTCAAACAATTCTGGATGGCCGAGACGTGCCTGTGGCCGACACTCAACGATCCGACGTCCGAGGCGGAGGACCACCAGACCTATGCCTCAGTCGATGCCTCGTATTGCTGGGGCGGCTACGAGCGGGAGGGCGGCGTTCGAGGATCCATGGACATTCAATACGGCGGTCCGCTCCAGGCACTTAATGCGTATCTCGAAGAAAAATTGGGCAGCTCTCAACCGGCCTACCGGGGGTTTGTCGGTACAATCATGCGGAATTTTTACATCGGCGTCTGGGCCGGCATCAAGCCGCCCTCGGGACTTTTGAAGCGGACCGATATTCACAATGACAATACGGAGATGTGGTATCTGGCCAAGGCCAACGTGGGTGATGATGATCTCAATGCGATCCATTTTCTTTACGAGCGGCTCTTTTGCAAGGTCGGTGGCCTGGGCAAGGATATCTCTCTATTGGGTGATAGTTTCACCGCCGCCGCCGATACGTGCTACACCGAGGGTTACGGTCTCTCGAACGTCTGGGACTGGTCGCCGGACGATATCGAGAGCATGATCCACCAGGTCGAGGAGATCATCGACGGTAAGATATATATCGACCCCGCCACGGGCAAGTTCGAGATCGGCTTAGTGAGGGCTGATTACGATCCCGATGATCCATCAATCGAATCGTTCGGCCCGGCCGATTTCTGGGTTGAGAACATGCCGACCAGCTCCGCGGGCACCGTCCCCAGCAAGGTGATCGTCAAATGGCACGACAAGGTCAATCTTCAGGAGCGGCCCGCGTTCGATGATGATATCGCGCTGCTGGCCCGCCAGGGCGGCAACCCCATCGTTCAGGAGTTCGACTATTCAGCCTTCGTCTGCAACGGGACATTGGCCACCAAGATCGCCTGCCGGATGCAGTCCGTGTTCTCAGCCATGCCGAAGCGATACACGCTTCACGCCTTGAGGACCATGAGTCATCTCCATGAGACCAGCATATTTAAAATGTCTTATCCGGTCCTCAACGTCACCTCGATGATCGTCCGCGTCATCAGTATCGACCGCGGCAGTTTGACCGAGGGTGATTGCATCATTGACGTGGCCGAGGACGTCTTCGGCCAGGCCCATACCGTCTATGCCTCGCCTTACGGTGCGCCGCCCGCGAGCGGGGCAACGCCGGCCGAAGAAGAATTGACGGAGGTCGGCGAGGATGAACTGGTCATCGACCGGCTCTCAAATGATACCGTGATCGACCGTCTCAGTATGGACCAGGTTTACAGCCGCGCCAGTGACCCACTTTCATAAGGAGAAATTATGTCAGCGATCCTACAGGAAACGAGTATAGGCCTTTTGGCCAGCGCCGTGGTTCATCTCAAGAATGCCGATCCCAAGACCACGGTCTACACCGTCCCGACGGGCAAAAAAGCGATTGTAGTTCTCGCGGTGATCCGCAATCCGACCGCCTCTCTGGCGGACGGCACGGACTTCGATACTGGCGACGGCGCCAACGCCGATACCTGGAAGACCGCCATCGACTTGTCGGCCATGACGGCCGCGACCGATAGTAAGGTTATTTTTGATGATGGGGTGAAGAAAACCATTTATGACGCCGGTGACGAGTTCGGGATCAAGCCCATCACGGGGGCGACCGCCGACGCCGATGCGACGATGGATATCTTTGGCTTCGAGTTCGATGCCTAACCCGCCGGCGTAAGTGATTTATGATTTTCGATTTATGATTCTCGATTTGTGCCGATTCGTGTTTATTTGTGGCAAAAGATTTTTGGAGCAACTATGGAAGCATTATTCAGCATCGTACCGATTTTGGGCATAGGCGTCGGGCTTTTCTGGGCCGTTTACAAGCACGCATCGAACACGGATCGGCACCCGGCGAAAAAGGACCTCGTCTTCAAGGACGTTTGCGAGCCGAAGATGGAGCGGATTGAGGACTGCATGGAAGGCAAACTGGAGGGGCTCGAGAAACTGATGAATCAGCGGTTCGACGGTCTGGAGCGGCTCGTCCGCAACGGCGGCAATGATCCGGGGAGGGTACGAACATAGGATCGCGTCAAAATAACGCAGTGGCGGGCCACAGGGACGCTGGAATCGGCCCATTACGGATAGGATTAACTACGAATGAACACGAATCGACACGAATCGGTGAAATCCCTCGACAAGCTCGGGACGGCGTCTGTGGAATCTGTGGCTAAAAAGCTTCACGAGCGGGTCATGGTATCCTGGGCGAAGTATCAGGCGTTGAGCCTGGAGCTATTGGGTTTAGAGGGCCGGGTGGCCGACTGCCGGACGGGACTGACCGCCACGGCAAAGGAGATATACGAGTTGTATCAGAAAAGCGACGCCGGACTCGACGGAGAGGAATCTCAAAAGATACAAGAAATTAGCCACGAATCGACACGAAAATAACACGAAATGTTTGTGCTAATTTGTGAAAATTCGTGGCTAAAGATTTAAGGGAAAATCGGCAATCGTCAACGACTTGGCTTCCTTTCATGCGCGCCGCCGGCGGCTACCCAGGGCCCCGGCGGCGTTGTTTTCGGAAAAAAGGTTTAGCCGCGAATGAACACGAATCAGCACGAATTTTCTGCATAAAAATCTGCATCCAAAATCCGCGTTTTTAGTCCGAAAACCACGATTTCTAACTATTTTGCGATAATCTCCAGATTTTTTGATTGACAGACTATACCGGAGCGTATATACTTATAGATAATCGAAAGGGTTAAAAATGACAATGATTACAATAGATATTAAGCACATCACTCAAACAGATAATCTGGACCGTCCTCTTCTTTCTTATCGAATCGCTAAAGAAAACGGTATAAAGAAGGGCATGACATTTGATACGGCCTGCGGGCCATTGACTGCGGTCGAGTACATCGACTGGAATCCGCGAACGAACTCACGGTTTTCCGGATTTGCCTGTGAAGAAGCCAAATAACATTTTTCTGAAAGGGTTAAAAATGATTACCAGAATTACAAATCACACAGTTTCAAAAAGCATTAACGATGGTATCGCTACGTCTGTCGATGTGGGGCGCGTTCGCTTTTGGTTCCGGTCCAAAGAAACAGCTAAGGTAGCTGCGGATGCGTTGGCAAAAGCTACCGACATCGATTATACGCCCGAATCGTTACAACATGCGAATGGAACCATGTTGCGCAACACACCAGACATCCGTTTGACATATAATGAGAAGTACCCGACGAATGAGCATTTTTAACCCTGCCCGGTGTGCCGTAGCGCCGCCGGGCCGGGTTTTTGATTCGTGAAGATTCGTGTTAATTCGTGGCTAAACTTATGAGCAAGATTGATTTTCGCAAAACGATCCGAATGATTCTGAACTGCCAAAAGATGAGCGTGCCGGCCCTGGCCAGGCAAGCCGGCTGCAACCCGATGGCGATTTACAATTTTCTCGCGGGCCGAACCGAGATGAAGGCGGACCTGCTGGGCAAGGTCCTGTCGGTGCTCAAAATCAGATTAGCCACAGATTTCCCAGATTACACAGTTTTCTGATCTTCGTGTCTTCTGCTTGTTACAATAATTTCGAAAGGAAGAGCGATATGGCACAGAGAACGAAAGACCTTCGACCTATTCTTAAATTGGACGGTAAAGTAGTCGGGCGAATCACTAATCTATGCTATAGATCGGATGTTTCTCATCCGTTGATTTGGGACATAACTTTCGATGCCCGAGATCCTGCAGTGTGGTATCCACTATTGACGGAACTATACGGACGTGACGGCCGTTGGGCATTCCTTCACAGGGGCTGGCGATCCAGTGAAAGAGGGATTTGGCGTGTCAGAGCACTCGAAGGACCGGGCAATAATCAAATAGTTGTGACGCTGGAAATTGAGAAGGTCTATCGGTTTAGGCAGTCTGTTTAACCAAATGACTTCGTGATCTTCGTGGTAAAATCTTGATTTGAAAGAAATTTTTGCTTATAAATCTCGAAATAAACGTGACTTACGCATCTGGACGAAAAAACCATACATTTTTCCCTTGACGAATTTGTGGATTTATCTGATAATACAGAAAATGAAATACAGGAGATTGAATGGCACACAATAGTAGATTATATCCTTTTGACCAAAGAAGCCCTCAAGCGCCGGCCGTTTTCGATACTGTGTGCCAACATGATATCTCCGCGGTCGGCGCATTTTTCAACACGAAGGCCACAGAGGCTTGCCCGCCGGGGCGGGGCACAGAGATGAGAGGAGATTTATGATTTACTATTTGCGATTTGCGATTGTAGTCTGCCTGTTGGGCCTCTGCTCGGGTTGCGCCTCGATTATGTGCGGGGCCGAGAAGACTATCAATATCGACAGCGATCCGCCGGGAGTTCAATTCGAGATCATCAACCCGGCAGGAAAGACCCTCCTTACGGGCGTAACACCTGCCAACGTCACACTCAAACGAGGACGAGGGTATTTCCAGGCGGGCGATTACACGGCCCAATTCCACAAGGAAGGATATATAGGAGTCACCAGCCCGATTGGGCAGGGGTTTGAAACCGGCTGGTACTTCGGCGGTAATGCCATCTTCGGCGGGTTGCTTGGCTGGTTCATCATCGATCCCCTGACAGGTGCGATGTGGGATATCAAAGATTTCCATGCTTGTCTGGTTCCGAGTCCAAGCGCGTTCGGGTTGCCTGAGTGGGATTATCATCAAGGCTACCAGGGCTACATCAATCCTCTAACGGGGAAGATGGAGGTCTCGCCCAGAGCTCGCGTCAAGGTTGATGATAAGGGCGAGCCGGTCAAAGACAAGGATGGCTACTTCATCTTCGAGCCGGTCCCGGAAAAGTAGTTCATCACGGAGATCACGAAGAGGCATGAAAGTGAATAATCGAAAATCGCAAATCATCAATCATAAATCTTAGTCGAGGCAATCGGTCAGGCCGGCCAGATGTTCGGGGGAAAAATGGTAATAACGTTCTGTGACGGCCACGGAACTATGGCCCAGGATTTTTGAGAGAAGATGAATATCAACGCCGTGAGACAGGCATCGGGTGGCAAAGTAGTGGCGTAACGAATGGGGGCCAAAGGGCAGGCAACCGGCCCGTTTGGCCAGATGTTGGCAGATTTGGTAGAAGCAATGGCGGCTCTTTGAAAATTGGATAGCGATTTGAACCGTCTCAAGGGCGGTGGTATTGAGGGGCACGAAACGCCTTTTTCTCCCTTTGCCGTTGACCGTCAACCACTTGCCCTGGAGACTGGCCGGCGTCAGGGCGATCATCTCGCTGATACGCAGGCCCGTATTGGCCAGGAATTTCACTAAGGCCAAGTCACGGCCGGCGGCAAATGACAGGACCTTGCGGTATTCTTCCTCCGTAAGGAAGCGACTCTCTTCGTCACAGATGGGCATCTTGCGGAGTTTCGCGGCGGCGTTGGGAAGATCGTAGGTTTCGTTAAGCCAGCGGAAGAACGAGCGGATCGCATTGATGTCCTTATTGAGGCTCTGGGGTTTGCGGCCGGCCAGTCGGGAATTGACGTAGGCGCCGATCTGTCCGGTTGTCAGGTCGGCGATAGAGGCCGGCTGACAGTAGTCCAGAAGACGGGCGAGGACGGCTTGGTAGTTCTGGCGAGTGCCCGGGGCGAATCTTTGGCAATGGCCCGACCACTGGTCGATGGCGTGTAAGACTGGCGTCCCTGCCGTGATTGTGTCCACGGCATGTTGCAAGGCTTGCTCCTATAAGAGAAGCGTTCGAGACGGCCAAAATATCGGTATGTATTTTGACATTCTATTTGAAATTGTTCTTGAATCGAGCCTATCCTATTTAACAATCCTCCAAGGATTGTTAAGCGGTCATAAGGCCTTCTCAAGAGCAACTTACTCCTACAGTTAAAGTGTATCAATAATGTCGGGAATAGTCAAGAAAATAGTGGAAACAGTGAAATCTGTGTCTGAAATTGTTCCCATGCTGGCCAAGACGTATGACGACAGCGATCCTACCGGCTGGTGGGCCAGCGAGAAGCTCGATGGTGTCCGGGCGATCTGGGACAGTTCCCGGCTGGTGTCTCGCAACGGTCATGAGTTTCACGCCCCCGAATGGTTCACGGCCGGTCTTCCCGCCGACGTGGTTCTTGACGGCGAGTTGTGGGAAGGGCGGGGGTTGTTCCAGCAGACCACGGGTAAAGTGCGAACCCAATACGAACCCGACTGGACTGGCGTCGAATATGTCATCTTCGATTTGATCGCCGACGGCCCGTTCGAGGCGCGATTGGAAAGACTCAAAGCATTACAACTGCCGAGCCACGCCAGGGTGCTCAATCAGGTTCGCTGCTCGGGCCGACGTCAACTGGGGGAAATGTTGCTTGCCATCACCGATATCGGCGGCGAAGGTGTCATGCTCCGGCGGCCCGGCAGTTTGTACGAGCACAAGCGATCCGGGTCATTGTTGAAGATCAAGGAGTTCCAGACGGAAGAAGCCGTGGTAACCGGCTATGAAAAAGGCAAGGGAAAATACGAAGGGCTGGTGGGCGCCTTGTTATGCCGATTCCGCGAGAAGATCATCGAGATAGGAACGGGTCTGACCGACGAACTTCGCGGCTGCCCTCCGGCGATAGGGAGCCGGATCACCTTCAAGTTCTTCGAGCTGACCGAGAAGGGCATGCCCCGATTCCCGGTATTTCTGGCGATGAGGGATTACGAATGAACACGAATCAGCGCAAAACAGTGAAATCTGTGACTCAAAAAGAAGTTCTCGGTGAGTTGCACGTCGGCGACCAGCTCTACAACGCCCTGCACGGCGTCGGCGATATTACTCTCAAGGCTAAGTTTGCGGTTTTTATGGTCATGCACGATTTCTATTACCCGGCCCAGCGGATTGCCAGCAAGCAGGATACAGCCAACCCGGATTATGCCGGCGGGCGTGACGAAATCATCAAAATCGTTCGAGCATGCCTCGACAGCGTGCCGAAGATTGTCCAGCCCATCCTCGAACGCTGGATCGACGAAGTCAAAACCGACCTGGCCGCCAGGACCGCCCAATACGAAGGTGAGGGGACAAGAATGACCAAAGATGAAATGTTCTTGCAGTTGCGTGCTCAGGGTTATGAGATCGGCAATCCTTGCTCGATAGATGAAGAAATTTGTGAGGAATCCATCTGCGACTGTGGCCACGAAGGACTGGATTACTTTGCCTTCCGAAAGACCGATAGCTACCGGGCTGTTTCGGTTTGTCCAAATTGTGACACCACGGAAGAGTTTTGAGTCGCAAATCATAAATCAGAAATGGTTTAGCCACGAATGAACACGAATCGACACGAAAAACTGGAAGTGACAAAAACATTGTACTGGCTCTATTTTGTGGTGAACATGATGGAAGCGGCCCGTTCGTATGGTCTTATCACCGGTGGCTATCTCGTCCATCAGGAAAAAATTGATGAAGTTCTTGCCGAAGGTGAGCGCCTCGGGTATTCCGTTCCTAATCAAGCCGAAATTGAAGTTATTGTGAACGGCATCCAGTCAAATATCGCATCGAAAAACTTAACCACGAAGAGCACGAAGAGGCACGAAGATGAGCAGTAGTCAATTGTCAATAGTCAATAGTAAATCTCAAAAGAGCTGGCATCACCGCATGGCCCGGCTGGTCCGGGACGCCTTCGCGGTGCGATGCGAGCGGCCGGGTTGTGATGGCGCCGCATCTTATGTGTGCGAGTACGATCACCAACGAAGCGGCAAGCCAGTGAGCGGCCGCAAGCTCTACTGTGCGGAACACGCCGGCAACTTCGCCTTGAAGC